TGTACCTCTTTTCCACTTCTAACTTTGTGGACTCATTTTATCAGGAATATTCCAGATGTAGATGAGTCGAAAATGGTCAAGATCTTGAAGGTTTCCCTTTGTGGAACCTTTGCTCAAAAAGCAAAACAAGAACTTCCCGAGGATTTTGAATCCAAGGCCATTCCACTAATGCCTATTTATATGCAACAGTGGGTAGAAAGTAAGTGCAAGTCATTTAATGATTTTGTCACTCTCTACTTCTCTCTTCAACAAGCAAAAGGTCTACTGACCCGAGTGCCCGATTCCTTCATTAATGAAGGTTTGAAGAAACACAAAGCTGGGATTTGTCGTCCTATGGAGGAGACGATTCCCAAAGATCCTGAATTGTACGAGAAGATGAAGAATTTTGCTTCATCCCGGTTTGGTGAATTTGTGAGTGAGAACTATAATCCTCATCTTACTAAAGTACCCAACCAGACGGCCTGTATAGGCACTTCTCGACAAAAGGGGGGGAACCTCGCTGCTTTAAAAGCAAAAGGTTCTTTCATCAACACTTCCGACCCGTATTTCCAAAGTCCCAAGGGACGAATGGAACCACTAGTCATTGGTCTCTTTGGAGGCCCAGGAAGTGGCAAGACTTCACGAATTCGTGAGATCTGCAATGCCCTCCGTCAGGAACTTTTCCCTTCAACTGCTGATGAGGATCTGGTTTATTCCAGGTCCTGTGCAACACAACACTGGGATGGTTATAGAAACCAGCCAGTAGTGATATTAGATGACTTCGGTCAAGATCACTGTCGTAAAGACGTTGTGGAATTCGCTCAACTGGTCTCAACTAACCAGTATATCCTTCCTATGGCTGATTTGGCCGAGAAAGGAACGAGCTTCACTTCACCGATCATAATTGTGACTTCGAATATGGATTTTGGGGATTCCCTTACCACAAACGCTATCACATTCTGTGAGGATCCTGCTGCAATCTGGAGACGATTTCATCTCCCATATGTAGTGGCGAAATTCCAAGATGGAACATCACAACTCCATCGTTTAGATTTGGAGAAAATTGACTCTGGTTACAATAATGTAAACTCAGGGACGGTTCTCTCATCTAGACAACACAGATATCGAGCCCGGTCAGTAGCGAGTTGTCTTCCAAATAAGGAGGCAAAAAACTGGCTACCTATGACTAGGCTTAGTTATGAAATCCTACCCGAGGTATTAAACCTCGACGACTTAAAGAAGGATGTTTTTAAGACATTCCAACTAAGAGTCGCCTATCACCGAGACAATTGTCAAGGTAAATGGGTTCAGCGGATTAATTCCGCTGACATTAGGACGGTAAAGAGGGATTCTGAAATGTCTGACACTTTACTTAGTAATAGTGACGGACTTTGTGACTTAGGAACTGGTACTACACCAGGACTCCATAGTTATATCCAGTTTCCCCTAGAGCCACCGGCGCAAGCGCCCGTGGTGGAAGTGGTTGCATTAGCAGAACCCGCGAAGGTTCGCTGCATCACAGTTGGTGAATCTGATCTCAAATGTCTCAAACCATTGCAAATGGCATTGTGGCAGTCTCTGAGTCAATATCCTGAGTTCTCCTTAACACATGGTGTTTCGGGAGGACGCGTGGACGATGACAAACTCTTGATTTTCAGGAGAATGGAGGATGAGATTAGACGGATTCACAATCCGGACTGTACCTGGTTGTCTGGCGACTATACGGCCGCAACAGACAACTTACCTATGTGGGTTACGGAGGCCCTTTTGGAAGGGATCCTTGAACACATAGGGGATGAGCCCACAAAAAAGTGGGCCCGGTACGAAACGGGGGCACATCATGTGCTTTACCCTGAATCGTCATGCATAGAACCAGGTGTACAAACCTCTGGTCAGCTAATGGGAAGTCTCTTAAGTTTCCCGTTGCTGTGCATGGCAAATGCTTTCATTGTAGAATATTCTGGCATTGAGCCGGGATCCTACTTAGTGAATGGAGACGACATTGTCGCCTCTACCACACATGCCTCAATTGAGGCATGGAAAGTAAATGCACCGCGTGTCGG